TTTCACCGAGAGATAAAGTGTTGGCGATCAAGACTATAATGGAAGGTAAAAAAAATCTATTTAACATTAAGTTTGACGCTGGACTTTTCAAGAGAAAGCTCGGAGAGCTGGAGTTTGGAAGTTTAACGGAGGAGCAAAATAACTTAATTAAAAAAGCAATAGAATTAGATTATGGAAAAAAGTCAGAGCCAAAACCAGAACCCGAATCAGAGCCAGCAACAGAGTCCACCGCAGGAACTGGAGAGCCAGAACCAAAGCCAGAGACCGCAGGAAATTGAAGCGATAGAGGAGAACATAAACCGAGACCCAGAGTTCAGGAAAAAGCTGGCGTCAGAAAGTTTACTTTGGTTTGCGAGGATCTATTTTGGTAATTATATTTTTTATAAGACAGCAGCTTTTCAGAAAGAGATTTACCAAGCGTTGGAGGACGGGAACGATTTTAATGAAATAATATCTTTTAGAGGTAGTGCCAAGACCACTATCTCTATGCTTTTTTATCCGATTTGGTTGATGTTAACTGGGAGGAAACATTTTATTGTTTTAATTTCAGATACTTTTGGACAAATCAAAGACCATATTTACAACATTAAAAACGAGTTAGAAAGTAATAAAAAACTAATAGAAGATTTTGGCTCTTTTCAAATCAGTGAGGAGACGCATAAAAAAGACGAGTGGCAAAAAAGCTCATTGATAATCCCGAACTACGATGTAAAAATTACAGGCAAGTCAACAGGACAAAAAGTTAGAGGGATAAGATATAAGCAGTGGAGACCAGACCTGATTATAATTGACGATATTGAAGATTTGGAAATGGTGAGAACCAAAGAGCAGCGAGACAAGACGCATCGCTGGCTAACGGGTAATGTAATCCCTGCTGGAGAAAGAGGAAAGACCAAATACATTTTGATAGGAAACTTATTGCACTCCGATGCGATAATGAATAGAATTAAGAAAGAGATTCAAGAAGGAGACAGAGAAGGAACGCTGTTGGAGTTTCCTTTGTTAGATGAAACGAAAAAAATAATTTGGGAAGGAAAATACCCAGACCAAGAAGCGATAGAGAAAGAAAAAAAACAAGTTTCAGCGAACAGTCCAATCGGAATGAGGGCTTGGCAGAGAGAGTATCTTTTAAAGTTAGTCCCAGAGGAAGGTCAGGTTATTAAAGATGACTGGATAAAACGCTATACAGAGATTCCCGAAAATGTTATAACGATAAAAGGAACTGGAAATGATTTAGCAATTTCAAAAAAAGCGACTGCGGACTACACGACAATGGTTAGCGGAAAACTGGGAGTGATTGACGGGAAGCCAAAGATTTACATAATGCCGAACCCAGTTAACGAAAGGTTAAGCGGATTTGAAACAACGGAGAGAGCCAGAGCAGTGAGCAGAGCATTAGGAGACGGAACGCTAACTCCATTCTGGGTTGAGGATGTTGCATACCAAGCGATGCAGATTGAGGCGATGTCGTTGGCAGGACTTCCTGTAACGGGAATAAAAGTTAGCACGGACAAGAGGGCGAGGCTAATGACTATTGCTTCTTATGTTCAGAACGGAACTGTGCTGTTCCCGAAAGAAGGTTGCGAGGATCTAATTCTACAACTAACAGGATTCGGAGTAGAAGCTCACGATGACCTTGCAGACGGATTTGTTTTATTAATACAAGGTTTAATGAGCCACTATACAGGCGTCCCAAAGATTACTTGGATTTAATACTTGACACTCGTTTGACACTATTTTACAATTAACTAATCTAAGGCAAAAAAAATGCCAAATCTATTTCAAAGAATAGCAAACCTTTTCAAAACAAAATCCTATTTATCATTGGGGCAATCTTTATCGTTCGGAGACACAATTCAGAAACCTATCAACAGAGATTATTTAGACGCTTTTGAAGTGTCTTTTTTAGTTCACGCTTGCGTCTCAAAGATCGCAAAGAAGGTAGCCAATACAGAGTTCAAACTTTATAAAATTGGAGGTAGGGCAGGAAAAGAAAAGATTGACGAAGTTAATAATCACCCTTTGCTTGATTTGCTAGCACAGGTTAATCCTTTTACAACAAAGTTTTCAATGCTTGATTTAACACAGACTTACCAAGAACTTTTAGGAAACGCTTACTGGTATAAGGCTAGAGCAGAGGGAGGAAAAAAGATTTTAGAGATTTGGGCTTTGAGACCAGACTGGGTGACGGTCAAGCAAGATGAGACGAGCTATATAAAATCATACGAATACAGAATGCCGAACGGACAGGTTCAGGATTTTGAGCCAGAGGATATTATACATTTTAAGCAAACCAATCCACAGAGTTCTGTATACGGACTGCCAACGATTAAACCAGCAATGGATGTTATAAGGACTTCAGTTTATGCGAGCAAGTGGAATATGAACTTCTTTAACAATTCGGCAATACCAGATACATTGCTTATTACAAAGACAGCGATGACCCCAGACCAGAAAAAAGAGTTTAGAGAAAGGTGGGAAGCAAAATATCAGGGATACAAGAACGCTCACAAGATAGGAATACTGGAAGGCGAGATAGAATTGAAGCAACTGATGATGTCAATGAAAGATATGGAGTTCAGCAAACTAACTGAAATTACGACACAGCAAGTCCTCGCCGCTTTCGGAGTTCCAAAATCAGTTTTAGGAATGCAAGGAATGAACCGAGCAGAAGCCGAAACACAGATCTATTCATTTTTATCAGAAACCATTGAGCCAAAGATTAGGCAAATGGTAGAAACCCTTAACGAGTTTTTAGTGCCAGAGTTTGGAGAAAATCTTTATTTGGATTTTGAAGATCCAACACCAGAAAACCGAGAAGCAATAGTGAAGGAATACGAATCGGCTTTGAAAAGTAATTGGATGTTGATTAACGAGGTTAGAGATTTAGAGGGTATGCCTCCAGTGAAAGGCGGCTGGGATTTTTACTTGCCGATCACAATGATTCCTGCTGGCGGTTCGGAGGAAAAGGTGAAGTATGCTACGGTAAAAGGAATCACGGAGAAGGATTACAAAAAGCACAAGGAGGATAAAGAGCAAGAGAGATTAAAGAAAAAAGTTTTAACTGGAAAGCAGAGTTTGAAATTAAAGATGCAGTTGAAATCAGAACTTATAAAATACTTTATACAAAATAAAAGTAAGATATTAAAACCATTCACAGAGGAGCAGAAAAAAAATTGGTGGAAGGAACATAACAATCTCTTGACAAGTGATGAAAAACTATTTGCAGTATTTACAAGAAGTTTGTTGAAAAGTCAGGAAGGTAGGATCAAGGAAGGACTGGAATCAGAAATGACTGGAAAGAGTTTAACAAAAGCAATTCCCGAATTGGTTAATTGGGATGTTGAAAATAGAATCTTCTTTGAGCTCGCAGTTCCAATTTTCACGGACATCACGGAACGCAGAGGAAGGAGAGCAGGCGAGTTCGTAGGGACAAAGTTTGAATTAACAAAAGAAGTAGTAGAAAAAATTGATGAAAAATCAATGAAGTTCGCAGAGCAAGTTAACAAAACGACTAAAGATAAATTGAGAAAAGTATTAGGCGAGGGGATCACAGCAGGCGAAGGAGTGCCAGAGCTTTCAGATAGGGTCTCAGATGTTTTCAAGACGAGGAGAAAATACGAAACGGAACGAATCGCCAGAACGGAAGTAATAGAAGCTTCTAACGCCGCCGAGCAGGAAGCATATAAGCAAAGCGGAGTAATTGAAAAAAAGGAATGGCTTACAGAGCCAGACGCTTGCGATATATGTATCAATTTGTCTGGGGAGGTGGTAGAATTAAATAAAACATTCGGAGAAGGGTTTGATTATCCTCCAGCTCACCCGAACTGCCGATGCACTATCTTGCCAGTAATTGAGTAATAATTTATGGTATGGGTTGACAACCATTCAAACTAAACTTAAAATATAATAATCTAAGGAAAATAAATGATTAAAAAATATCTAAGTGCAGAAGTTAAATCGGTTAACCAAGAGGACGGAACTTTTGAGTTCGTAGCTTCCTCTGGAAAAGTAGATAGGATAGGAGATAGCATTGATCCAAAAGGGTGGTTCTTAACTAATTATAAAAAGAATCCTGTTATTCTATGGTCGCATAGCACGGGAGGAATGTTTGGAGGAGTTGCTGTTCCACCAGTTGCGAAAGCCGACAAGGTTTGGATTGAAGATGGAAAAGAATTAAAAATAAAAGGACATTTTGCAGAGACTCCCTTTGCACAGGAATTAAAAACTCTTGTTGAGGGAGGTTTTTTAAACGCTGTAAGCGTAGGATTCCTGCCATTGATTGAGGAGCAGAAAGGAGACATTGAGATAGAAAATAAAATGTATAGGAGAGCAACCGATGAGGAAATTAAAAAGGGAATATACGACAGTGAATACGGAGAGCAATTTACTAAGCAGGAACTTTTAGAAGTTAGTTGGGTAAGCGTGCCAGCATTACCACAGGCATTGGTATCAGCCAGAAAGATGAACCTTGATTTGGTAACTAAGGCATTAGAGACAGAGATAAAAGAAAATCCAAAAGAGGAGGAAAAGGAAACGGAAACGGAAAAAGAAACCGAGATAAAAAAAGAGATAGAAACTAAAGAAAAGGAAACTTACGATTGCGAATGTTTAGATTGTGGAAATAAAATGACTACTGAAAAACATTGTGCAGATATTAAATGTTCAAAGTGCGGAGGAGAAATGAGAAGGGTAGAGCGTCCAGGTCCTGGAAAAGAATTAACAGTTGAACAATTTGATAAGATTAAAGATTTTATATCGGAGACGGAGAAAGCTATTAGCTTTTTGAAGGGATTATTCCCTAAAACAGAGGCTACTCCAGCTGACGATACCAAAGGTCGCATATCCGAAAAGAAAATAAAAAGCCAAACGATCATAGATCGTGAAGCTGAAATAAAACTTTTGCGGTTAGCCGATAAGGCGATAGAAGCATTATTAAGAAAACTTAGGCAATAAAAATGAAAAAGATTACAAAACCAGACGGAACAGAAGTAGAAGTTGCAGACGATTACACCTTAGAGGAAGGTGAAGAGTTTGTTGAACCAGAAGGAGAAGGTGAAGGAGAAGGCGAAGGAAGTGAAGAGGAAAAGAAGTTAGGAAAAATCCTTGACACTAAAATTGACAAGATCGTAAAAGCCATTAAAGCTACCCCAGTCAGAACTAAAATAATTGGAGCGGAAGCTGATTCAGAGAAATCTGTATTAGAGACAGATCCTTATATGAGGAAAATCCGACCATTCGTTAAACTTTCTGGCAAAATGGAGAACTTTATTTTGGGCGTTAGAGAATTAGCTGAAACTGGAATGTTGTCAAAGACAAAGGCACTTCAGGAAAGCGATGACACTACTGGAGGATTCCTCGTTCCAGAGGAGATTCAAGCAGAGGTTATAAGATTCGCTACTGAAGCCGCTATCGTAAGACCGAAAGCAAGAGTAATACCAATGAAGGGAAACACCTTGACCCTCCCAAAGTTAGACCAGTCAAATTATAAGTTTGCTGGAATTGACATTAGTTGGGAAGGAGACGAAGGAGAAGAAAAGGAGGCAAGCCAACCAAAGTTTGGCAGAGTGACCTTGAAGGTCGGAAAGATGATTGGACTCTGTCCAGTATCTGACGACTTACTTAGTGATTCAGCTGTTAACTTGGCTAACTTCTTAGTTGGTATATTCGGAGAAGCGATCGCTTACGAGGAGGACAAGCAGTTCTTAGTCGGAAACGGAATGAAGAAACCTTTGGGTATTGTCAACTGCGGAACTTCAAGACCAAGAGAAGGTGCAGGTTGCATCGTGTATGAGGATTTGAAGCATATGATGGAAGAT